CTTACGCAAGGATAAACTCAACGATTTGGTCAGGGAATGCTACTTGAACACCATACTTGCAAGTAACTCTGAAGCGAACCTCGTCGTTATCTTGAGAATACCAGAATCTGTACTCTTCCTCTTCGTTTGCAAGGTCAGTGCCTACAAAGAAGTTAGAGATACGTCCTAAGTACATTTTGTCAGTTCCGTTAAGACCACCAACACCTACCATCTTAACGTTAGTTGCAGGAATCATAATCTCCATTCCTTCGCTATCAGCAGCGTAGTGGAAAAGATTAGATGCTCTTAAAGCAGTAGTGTACTTCTTGAAAGTGTCTATTCCAACGAACAATACTAAATCGTCAGCGTCTGCAATGTCAGCAGGAGTTGCTGCATACATATCGTCAACTAATGCCTCAATATTTGAAGTAGTGATAGCAGTTGCACTTGTAGTGTTTCCGTCAACCGCAGTTGCATCACCTATGATTTTAACGAAACCGTCAAACTTGTTAGTGTTAGGGTTAGTGTTACTTGTTGCAGTATCACCCTGCCACATTGCTACTTCTAATAACTTCGCAATCTTGCTTGACTTCTCGTTTCCGATTTGCTCTTCAAATGGAACTGCTTCAGGAGAACCTGCTGCAATTTGAGTCTGCATCCACTTCGCCTCTAAAGTTTTAGGACATAAAGTCTCTTCAACCTTAATCTTTCCTACTGTGATTGTACGTTGTGAGAATGTAGTGTTACCACTCGCAGTGTATCCACAACCATCAGCCTGAAAGTAAACGTCAGAATCAAGGATGTTAAGTGCCTCTGCACTCTTAACTCCTACTTGAACTTGTCCAGCTGCTTGTAATAAAGCAGCAGTCTTGCCACCGAAAAGTGACTTAACAACCAACTCGGTTGATTGCTCATTTGTGTAATTGGTTAAACCAGTAACGTTAAATGCCATAATTTATTTTTTTAAAGTTTTTGCTATGTTTAAAATGTTTGCGAAACGCTCCTCTTTCTTTGACAACTTTTGAGGTGCTTTAGTTGGTTCTTCACTTGGAAGGTCTGCCACTTTTTCTACCAAGTCAACAGTCTTACTGAAAGCCTCTTTCATAGTTGAGAACGCTGCCTCATTGTGGTTCAACTTCTCTTCTAAAACGTGCAATCTTTCAACTGCCTCTTCAAAGCGAGACACCAAAGAGTTGAAAGACTCAAGTGTTGCAAATTCAACTTCGCTCATCTCCTCTTCAACTACCTCATCTTTAGAATCTTCAGAAGGCTCTATAATTTCAGTTACAGTACCACCTTCAGTTGTTACCAACATACCACCCTCAACTTCGTGAGTTGCATCAGGAGCAGGAATTAATCCTTCGCCAGTTTGTACAAAAATAGGAGTGCCAACGGCTAACTCTCCGTCCCAAGTTATGATAGTGCCATCAACAAGGGTTGCTTCTTCCATCTTTACCTCTTCTTCTTCTCCGAATAAAAGGTGACGGATTTCTTGAATTACTTCTTTACTATTCATTTTATTTATAATTAGTGTTGCTTAATTTTTGGCTCAATTTTTACCATCCCACTTCTTGACAATATCCTTCATCTTCCTCATTATAGCATCCATTATCTTATCCTCTTTGTTGCGTTCAAAGTCAAAATAACCCTCAACAGAGAAGCCCTTAAACTCACCATCCTTTACTCTCTGCCAAATAGCATCGTCGTTAACTATGTATGATAGAAACCAACTTCCATCGGCAACCTCTTCATATCCTTTTGGTGGGTTAATGCCACGCTCTCTATCGATAATATAACTCTCAAACAAGGATAGTCCTTTAGTCTCAACCTCGTGGTGGATATTCACAGAATCGTATCTATCTGACTTTGCCCACTTTTTAGCAATTTGAAAGATTGTCTCACGGTCAAACACAACGTAGTACTCACCTCTCACATCGTCATAACGATAGATTTTTTTATCAGCTAACATTGCAGCACCAGTGATTATCCTTTTCTCCTCATCTTGGATAGCGAAATTATGACTCATTGATTGTTTAGTTGAATGAACCTGGTCTGCTGAACAAGGCATCCACTTGTCACCCATTTGATGAGAACCACTGCAACCAATTTTATCAGCGTATGCTTCTGCCTCTTCTTTAGTATCAAATAGTGGTAAGTCTTCCGTCACATAATTAGGTAACTCGGCAACATCTACATCGTATTTGTTACGCTTACGCTTTGCCTTCCTTAACTCTAACTCCTCAAGTTTACGTTCAGACCAACGAAGCATTTCTTCACCACCCCATAAAAGGTAAGAAATAGTGCCACACGCTTTGGTGTCTTTCGGGTTGTAGTATTCTTTTGCTCTGCTTAAATAAGAGTAAACTCGTTTGATTGTCTCTAATGAGATAGGCTCACCGTTTGCAAGTTGTCTTGCTCTATTCTTACCTACTAAAGTAGCACAATCGTTGTTGACTGCTTCGTTTAGTTTGATGCCTCTTTGAGCATTTTGTGATGCTGCTTTTGGATAGTCGTTGTAAGACTCGAATTTCTCACCTTCCCAATATTTATAACAGATTGCTAAAGCCTGGTCATCGGAGTAACCCTCACCTTTAACAACTTGCATACATCTGCTTATAAACTCACCTTCGTCTTCACCTCCATTAGGCTTAACGAATTGCTCATTGAAGTATTGAAAATCCCTCTCTATGGCAGGGTTAGTAACAAGGGAAACAAACTCAACTCCAGTTTCATCTTCCTCGTTTATGATTAATTTGTAAACGGGTAACTCCATTTTCTTATATATAGTGTTTTTAAAATATTGGCTTTATTCTACTAAACTAACCTTCTGTGTGGTTGCTACTTTCTTTTGCGTTGTGGTTATGTCTGACTCTGTGACATACACTCTCCTTTCAGAGAATAGTTGGTTGTCAGCGTTCAATGTCGATTGCAATCTTGGTGCGTTTAATTGTGGCACACCTGGTCTTGCTACTGATGGTGCAGAACCTCCTCCTGCTGTTGGTGCAGGTGCTTTTAAGATTGAATATGCCCTCTTTGCGTTGCTCAAAATAGTAGTTGCAAGTGCAATGTATTTTGCTATTCCTGCAAGACCACCAGTTGCCACGTTGTCAGGAGTTGGGCTATTAGCGTTTGCTAAAGCACCACTCAACGCTCTTGCCGTATCTGCTCCTATTTGTGCAAGTGCTATTGCTTTACCTACTGCCGATTGCTCACCTGCTAACCCAACGATAGCATCTGCTAAAGTTTGTGCCTCATTGAAGATTGCTTCTTTTGCGTCTTGAATGGCTTGTTGACGCTCAATCTCTTCTTGTGCAAGTTGTTCTGCATATTCAGCACGAGCCAACTCTTGTTCTAACCACGCTTCAAATTCCTCATCTTCACGTTTTTTTCTTTCCTCTGCTTGTCTCTTTCTAAACTCATCAAGTTCAATTTCAAGTGCAATAAACCTTTCATACTCTTCGTCATCTTTTGCCTTTTGTTCGTCTGCTGCTTTTTGCTCTGCTTCTTGACGCTTCTTAATACCATCCTCTTTGATTTTAGTTACGCTCATCTCATAACCTGCAACGCTATTCTTTAACTTTGTGATGTTATCTTCGGTTTCCTTTATGGTAGCGTCTGCCTCTTTTGCCGTCTCTTCAGGGTCAAAAATAAACGATGCTAAACTCTTACTAAAAGTACCTTCTAAATTAGTTGCTTCATCAATAGCACCTACCTTTTGAAGTCCTGCCGTTAATGCGTCAACTGCACTTAATAAAATAGTAACTGGTGCAGTTAAAAATCTCAATATACCTTGAGTGATTTCTTGGTTTCTTTTGGCAGCGTCAACTTGTGCTTGTTTTAATTCCTTTTGTGTTTGAAGTTGTGCCTCAAGTGCGACAATAGCATTTTTTGCAGCTGCTATTTTTAGGTTAAGAATCTCTTGTTCAGTCTTACCTTGTTGCCTTAATATATTCTCTTGTGATGAGATGTCATCAAGTTGTTCTTGAGCAAGTGCTGCACTCGCCTCTTGGTCTGCTAATAGTTTCTTTTGCTCTTCCGATACACCACTAACTGCTGCTTTGATTTCATCCCAATACGCAACTATACTTCCAAGTGCAACTACAAGCAAACCTATTCCACTCGCTGCTAATGCTGCCTTCGTTGCTTTTCCGAATCCTTGAACGGCTTTAGTTAATGGTCCAGTGAAAGCCCTTGTAACATTCTTGATTGCAGGTAAGAACTCATTGAAATCTTTAAGCCCTTGAGATAAAGCCATTGCACCTTGCACCTTGATGAGAATCTTTTCTAACTCCTCACTTTCTCCACCAAATATTGCTGCTGCTCCTGCGGCAACCTCAAAACCTGCAACTACTCCTTGAGTGGCTCTAAAGAATTGGTCAGTTCCACCCCTTGCAGCGTCAATAGCAAAGTCAAGTTGTTCCATCTCTTGCTTATAACGACCTGCTACTTTGATAGCCTCTTGAGTTCGCTTATCGTTTATACCAAATTGCTGTGCGAGACGTTCTGCCTCAAGTTGGGTTTTGCTTACTGCATCACCTAAATCTTCATAGGCACTTGCTGCCTGGTTAACGGTAGCCGTTCCGTCAACGTTTATATCAATGTTTACTGCTGAATTTATAGCCATTAGTGTCCGTGTGTTATTATCCAATATTGAGTGCCATCAGATACAACTTGGTCGTATCCGTTTTTAGCGTTGCTTGAATGTGTCGTTGAGTCATCTATTAGTATAGAGCCATCACCTGCCGTTATCGTTACTTGGTTAGTTGCATCTATCTTTTTAATGACATACATCTTACCACTATTATTCGTAGGGTCAGGTAGGTTAACCGTTATACTTCCACCACTTGTATCACAAAGAACTAACCAATCGTCATAAGTTGGGGTGTAAGGTGAATCAGTGTTGTCTATCGTTACAACCTTACCACTGCCTAACCAACTTCCCATAACGGGATAATTCTCAACGTATACTCTATCTGATTCGGGGATAGCAAAATCTGTACACCTTAATGCAGTCACGTTGTTAAAGTCTCGTGGGGTTGCGACATTAGTTCCACCTAATACGGTGTTGTAAGTCCCTTGTACGTTGTTGCCATCGCCAGTGCTTATGTTGTCATCGTCTCCTTGATTATCTCCTATATTTACACCTCCACTTGATGTCCCCAAGAAACCACCTCTCCCTTCTGTTGGGAAGTAGTCACCTTGAACACCACTGCCATCATATGCACCTACACCAACTGCACCAGTGTTACGTTCAAATGGTGGGTAATAAGTAGCAAGTAAAAACTCACACTCAAATACTCCATCTTCTAAAGGTGTGTAATCGGTTACTTTGTTCAATCTCCAATATTGCTTTTCAAAGAAGTAGAGGTTGTTGAACTTGAGATTCACCCAATCATTAGGAGTTATTCTGAAATATCCCTTGAATATCTTTGAGTTTCGGTCAGCTATTTCTGTGATGGTCTTATAGTAGTATTGATTTACCAAGTTCTG